AGGTGTCGAAGCAATAGAACAGGCAGGACAACAATTACATATGCGATGCCCCTTAACAGGGGAATATAAAATCGGGGAGGATTGGAGTGAAACCCACTAGTTGTTATTGTAACTCTACTGAGCTAGATGATTTATTAGAACAAGAAGGAGAGAATGCTAGACTTATATCAGATTTTGTTTTAGAAACAGACATAGAATGGGAAGAACAAATTTCTGAATATAAAAGTTATGGTATAAAAACAACTTATTATTCTCCTGATAAATTAGATATGGAAGTTATTTGTTTAAGTTGTTTATTAGAATACAAGGAGGTTTGTAATGAAACCCACTAAGAAAGACAGAAAGAAGTTTGATATAGATTTAGAGTATGGAACTATTAGAGAAGATAAGATTGCTGATTTGTTTGTTAACAAAAAGATTGAAGTAAAGTCCGAGAGAGACATCTGGCAATCAACCGGTAACATAGCAATAGAGTATGAATCTTATAGTAAACCATCAGGCATAAAAGCAACTGAATCTGATTATTGGTTTCATAATCTATGTATAGGAGATGAAGAATATTGTACGTTAGTTTTTAAAACAGAAGTGTTGAGAAAGATTGTAGAACAGCTTGATACATTTAAAACAGTTAGTGGCGGTGACCACAATGCTAGTAGAATGTTTCTTGTTAACTTACAGAAACTATTTTCTAGTGATGTTATAAAAGCGTTTAAAGAGTTAGATAATGCCGAGAAGAAAGAAAAGAAAACTTGAAACAGTAGTAGAAGATATCTACGAAGTAGTAGGTCGTTTAGGACAAGGCGAAACTATTGATGTGAAAGAAGAACACATAGATGCTTACGGTGAGTTTATGAAACAAGCCTTAAAAGACTGGCTTACCCCTAGGGCTAATCAGCAACCTATGTTACGTATGTCTAATATTGGAAAGCCTATGCGACAATTATGGTATGACATGAACTCAGAACGAAAGTCTACTGGTATCAATGCTCCTACTATGATTAAGTTTTTATACGGTCACATACTTGAAAGGGTTGTATTGTTCTTAACAGAACTTGCCGGACACTCAGTTACTGATGAACAAAAAGAAATAAAGATAAATGGTATCTTAGGACATATGGACTGTAAAATAGATGGTGAGGTTGTTGATATTAAATCTGCATCTAATTTTGCTTTTCAAAAGTTTAAGAATGGTACTCTAGCAGAGAATGATATATTTGGGTATATGGCTCAACTGTCTGGTTATGAGACTGCAGAGGGTACAGATAAAGGAGGATTTCTTGCAATCAATAAAGAAACAGGAGAACTTGCACTTTATTGTCCAGAAGAGCTTGACAAAATAAATATAGATGATAGAATTAATAAGGTTCGGAAATCAATATCTTCGAAGACTCCTCCAGAATTATGTTACAGACCTATCCCTGAAGGTAGCTCAGGTAACTTTAAATTAGCGAGAGAGTGTACTTACTGTCCACATAAGTTTGAATGTCATAAAGATACCAACGATGGTAAGGGATTAAGAGTATTCCAATATGCAAAAGGTCTAATGTATTTGACTCGTGTTGCCAAAGAACCTAAAGTAGAAGAAATTACTAGTAAGTTTGCAAATGGTTGAAGACGTAGTTAATAAACCTAAACATTACAATCAAGGCGATATAGAGTGCATAGACGCTATTGAAGCTATGCTAACTCACGAAGAGTTTGTTGGGTATCTACGTGGAAACTCGTTGAAATATAGATGGAGATTCCGTTACAAGAATGGCATAGAGGACTTACGTAAAGCTGAGTGGTACGAAAAAAGATTATTAAAAGTATTAGAGGACAAAGATGGTTGAAGACAAGGTAGGAGAAAAACCTTATTTAGGAATAATAATAAATTATGACAAAGATAAAAAGCTTGATAAGTTTAGTAAAGATACCATCAAAGATAGATACTTATGGGATACAGAGACTAGTCCTCAGGAAGCTTTTGCTAGAGCTGCTGTTTATGTAAGCACATATAAAGATGAAACAGATTATGAAATGGCTCAAAGAATATATGACTATTCGTCTAATCATTGGTTTATGTTTAGTACACCTATTCTTTCTAACGGTGGCACTACTAGAGGTTTACCTATTAGCTGCTTCTTAAATCATGTACCTGATAGTAGGCATGGTTTATCAGCCCACTACGATGAAAACATTTGGTTAGCTAGTTCCGGTGGCGGTATTGGTGGTTACTGGGGAGAGGTAAGAAGTGATGGTGTCTCTACTTCTAATGGTAGTAAGTCAACTGGGTCTATACCTTTTATGCATGTTGTTGACTCTCAGATGTTAGCGTTCAATCAAGGTACAACAAGACGTGGTAGCTATGCAGCTTATCTAGATATATCGCATCCAGAGATTGAAGAGTTTATGATAATGCGAAAAGAATCTGGTGGGGATATAAATAGAAAGTGTTTAAATTTACATCATGGTGTTAACATAACAAATGCATTCTTAGATGCTATTCGTAATGATGATGACTGGCGATTGATTGACCCTAAATCTGGGGATGCTGTTAAGATAGTCAAAGCTAGAGAGTTATGGTCTAAGATATTAGAGACTCGTGCAGAAACTGGTGAGCCTTATTTAGTTAATATAGATACTTGTAATGATGCTTTACCTAAAGAACAAAGAGAGTTAGGATTAGAAGTTAAACAAAGTAACTTGTGTTCTGAAATAACACTAGCTACTAACGAAGAAAGAACTGCTGTATGCTGTTTGTCAAGTGTAAACCTTGAGTACTATGACGAGTGGTCCAAAGATAATCTGTTCATAGAAGACTTAATTACTATGCTTGACAATGTTTTACAGCATTTTATTGACAATGCAGTGGATACTGTACAACTTGGAGAATACAATGCAAACTTTAAAAGGTTTAAAAATTATATCAAAGAAGGTCAAGAAGGTTTCACTAAGGCAGCTTACTCAGCCTATCGTGAAAGGTCTATCGGACTTGGTGCAATGGGTTTCCATGCTTATCTCCAAAGTAAAAGCATTCCCTTTGAAGGTCTATTCGCTACTAGTTTCAATTACAAAGCGTTTAAGCACATTAAAGAATCTGCGGTGGAAGCATCTAAAAAACTCGCTGATAGTAGGGGTGAAGCTCCTGACGTTTCTAACTCTGGTCTTAGGAATGCTCATCTTCTTGCTGTTGCCCCTAATGCTAGTAGTAGTATCATATGCGGTGGTACGTCACCGTCAATAGAACCTTTTAGGGCTAATGTTTATACACATAAAACTTTATCTGGAAGTTATAAAGTAAAAAACAAATATTTAGAAAAATTAATAAATAAAAAATTTAAAACTGCAGAAGAAAAAGAAAATATTTGGAAAGAAATTAATGTAGCAAAAGGTTCAATACAACACTTAGATGAGTTTAGTGAGCAAGAAAAAGAATTATTTAAGACTGCCAATGAAATTAATCAAATCTGGGTGGTAGAACACGCATATAAGCGTCAAGAATTTATATGTCAGTCTCAGTCAGTAAATTTATTTTTTGTGCCTCCTGAGGCTTCTATGGAGCAGGAAACACATAATGAATATTTACAGTATGTGAGTGATGTACACTGGTATGGTATGAACCAACTAAAGTCTTTGTATTACTTTAGGTCTGATGGAGCTAGAGGTGCAGAGAATGTAAATGTTAAAGTACCTAGAATTAAATTAGATGAAGTAGAATGCATAAGTTGCGAAGGATAATATGAGTATATATTCAGGAAGTAAGCTTTATGAAGCATTAAAAGCTAAATATGAAGCTGAGATTATGGAAGCAAAAGCTAATATAGAAATTTATTTAGATAACAAAGTAGGTGTAGCAGAACATCCTAATGTTGTTGAATCATTAGATAAGTTAATAGAACAGTTAGCTAGTGCAGAAGACAAATTAAGAACATTAAAACAAAATTATTAAGAGAACAAATTATGAATCCTTTTAACTTTACTTTATTTTGTATGGGTTTATTTTTTATATTTGGTGTTTTTATATTAACAATATATAAAGACTTACCTTACACTAACTATTCTGACAATCACCTTTGCATAGAGGATTGTTGGGAGCAACAACGGAGATAACATGAGCTTAATGGGCACAAGAGATTACTATAAACCATTTCAATATCCTTGGATGTTTGAATACTATGACATGCAAAACAGAATGCATTGGCTACCTTTAGCAGTACCTTTACATACTGATGTCAAAGATTGGAATGAAAAACTAACAGATAACGAAAAGAATTTATTAACACAAATATTTAGATTGTTTACTCAGTCTGATGTAGACGTAGCGTCTGGTTATGTGGAAA